GTAAATGTAGTTATTTTATAGCTTCCTGTTGTTACAGTAGATGCAGTTAAACTTCCACTAATTGATGCACTATATGCTGATGAGTATTTTAATAATACAACACCACTTCCACCATTACCACCTGCTTCTACCGTAGCACCTCCACCACCACCACCACCAGTATTAGGAGTTCCTGAATTTACTGTTACAGTATTACCACCTGCTCCTCCACCGGCCGTTGCACTACCACTAAAAGAAGGACTACTATAGTTTCCTCCTCCTCCACCACCTGCGTAAAATGTTCCATTCCATAAAGAACCACTACCACCATTTCCGGCATAGTTACTAATTGTATATGCATTTGAACCTGAGTTAGAAGCACCACCACCTCCACCACCGGCATAACCGAGTGATAGACCTCCTGCTCCTCCTCTAAATCCTTGACCAGATGTTCCATATCCTCCATTATTTGTATTTGAATTTGCTGCAGAACCTCCACCACCTGAACCTCCTGCTGAACCTGAACCATCTAATAAAGCTCCGGTACCATTTCCTCCACCTCCACCTAAAGAAGTTACTACATTAAATACAGATGAACTACCGTTATTACCTAAATAAAAACCATTTGTTATTGCACCTAATCCACCTACTCCAATAGTTATAGTATATGGAGTTGATAATACAAATCCAAATGAGCCTGATTGCAAACCACCTGCTCCTCCACCACCTGCGTGTCTGCTACCACCTCCACCTCCACCTGCTACTACTAAATAATCTAATTGTAATATACTTTCTACAACAAAATTGTTTCCACAACCAGAAGATAAGTTTATTAGTTTAATACAAGCAGTAGTATCAGGGAAAGTTACGTTAGCAGTTGAACCAACAGTTGGTAATGATACACTACTACCATCTGTGCAAATAGTATAATTTACACAATCAGTAGAATAATATACATCGTATAAAGGTCCTGCAGCTGCGGGGTCTACTGTTAAAGTTATTGTTCTGAATATATTAGCCATATGGATTAAGGATATAAATTAAATAGACATCTGTCTCTATTGTTGTGAGTAGTAAGTGTAAATGATGCTGCCCATCCTGCTAAACCATTGTTAAATCTATCGGCAAAAGGTTCTAAACCTATGGTAGAATTGATTTGAAATGCTTCAACGGAGTATTGTGTAAAAGATAATAAATCGTTCATTATACTCAAAGTATTAGCGTGTATATCTACTGTATCATCTACACCATAGTATGGAATTATCTGTGCGTTTGTTCTATCTTCTGATTCGTTATTTTTATTCTTTACCTTGTCAGCAACAATCAACAACATTCTATAATCAGTTGATGACGGTAGAAAATCAGCACCTACAATTTGTACATTACCTAATGGGTAAAATGGAAATTGCACAGTATCTACATCACCTAATGGTCCTTGTGAAACATCTTTAAGAGACGGGTGATTTACCATAATTGTTCTAAAATAATCTAGAACATTATAGTATAATGAATAGTTTGTGCCAGTATTATTAACTAAAAAATTGCTCATATATTAAAGTTGTATTCCACCGAAATATTGATTCGTTTGGTCTGGATAAATCTGTGTTTGGTTTCCTACTGATTGTAGATATTGAGGTATTTGATTTGAATAAGAAATCAAATAGTTCTGCAATCTTAAATCATAGTAATTTGCATTCTCATTAGCTTTTGCTAAAAGATAATCTAATTCAGCTTTTGAGGGAGCAATACCTTGTTCAGATTGTTGTTTAACTGCTCCATTTGATTTGAATTGAACTGATGAAAATGGTATATATTCTGCACACGCATGCCATATCAAACAAGGTTTAATGTGGTCATCTAATAGGTCTTGGTAAAATACAGATAAAGCACCAACAGTATTAGCTATTATCTGTGCATCTAAATAATCATATAAGACAGTTCCTAATAGATTTTTAAGATATTTGATTTGTGCTACACTAACAAAAGGCAATAAAGCATCTGCATCTATTGCACCCATAAGTGGTGTATTCTTAATAATATCGTTACGGGAAATAAATAAAGCAGTTGCCATAATTAGTCGTTATATGTTTCGTATTCTTTTTGGAAAAACGCTTGTGATTGTCTTACGAAGCGAGGTTCTGCATCTTGTGCGGTTTGGTCTTGTGGGTCTTCTTCCATTGCAGGATTTTCTAATTCTTTGTTAGTTTCATCTGCTACTTGCCCAATAGATTTATCAGTATCTTCTGCTTGTTGTGAAAGAATTGCTAATGGAGTTAATTGGTCAAAGTATAATTCAGTTTCTTCGTACCCACCTTCTGTTAATGCACTATCTAATATATTTAAGATAAGGTTTTGGAATGGAGATATTGTCATTGTCTGCATAATACTAAATGCCGTCATCATCTCTTCTGATTGAGAACTAAAACCATTGTTAGCAGTTCTAATACCAAATAGTAATGGAGAGGTAACTCTATGAGCAACTAGGATTCTATCTTGCGTATATTCCGCAACATATTCGTATTTTTCATGTAGGTTATCTATTTGTATAACATCAATCGTTGGTTTAGTTAAAGGGTCATCATTAAATGATAACATAAATCTACCTGCATTATCAGTTCCTGTAAATTTAGCCTGAATTAAATCCTCTATAGTTTCTCTTTCTTCTGGTGCAGGAACTCCGTTATTAAAGTTAATCATTACTGCAGGTAAAAAACCATTAGTAATGTTGTTGATGTGTAGATTACTTATCTCACCTTCTGCTATAGAATACTGCATTGCAGATACCCAATCAGGTAAGGAGTAGTAATATAAACCTGGAAAGTAATTTTTAACATAAAGGATTTCCATCTTTTCATTAGATGTTCCAAATGTAGGTATTTTCTTTTTGTTCTTTACTGCTCTCTGGTCTTGCCAATCGTGACAGTAGTAATAATTTTCTATCTTTGGATTACCATTTAACTTTTCAGCTCTTAAAAACTGAACTGGCACATGGTAAAACTTTATTACTTTGGTATGTTCATCATTCCAATATACCTGATAAGCAGCATTTCCAAATAACTTTAAGTCAAATGCAACTCTTTTAGTTTCTTCTTGTGGTATAATCTTTTGTAACACTTCGTTGAAGGGGGCATTCTTTGAGTATAAGCCATTGCCGTATATCAAGTCAGCTATACCCTCCACACAAGCAGAAGTCGTTGTAGATACGTTAAATGCCGCTACTACTGCATCAAAGAAATCATCTTGTCCATAAACTCCAAACGGAACATATTGGTAACGAGTTTTTGTATCCTCTACTATAATAGGTAGTTGGTTATTGCTTGTATTTACAATTCCGAAGTTTTGTTGTTGTTTCATATTAGTCCAATATTACATACTTGTTTTCTGAAGTATGAGAGATGTATTGTGTATTTTGATTTTGATAATCCGATGAAGGTATTGATAATGATGATGATTTATATACCTGAACTGAACCATGCCATATATCAGTTGTACCATTATATATTACTGCTCTATATTCACCACCTATTATAGAACCACTAATGGAAGCAGTAAATCCTAACATACTTTCATAACCATTATAGGTTACTCCTGAAAGAGATGCAGTATAATTATATTGACTCATCATATCTTGCAAACTCATAGTAAATGAATTTGAAGCAGTTGGTTCTGTTCTAATGATGTAAGAATTACTCTGTGATATGTGGTATGAAAGCATTATCTAGTATTTACCTGGTATTATCTCTATAATAACACAGATATTCGGAATTATCATCAAATAAAAAACCTCCCAACAAAAGTTAGGAGGTCTTTAGGTAATCTATGTACTATACTGAATTAGTTATACACAATAGTTGGTTGAGAAGATAATCCTGCGAATGGATTTGAAGTTGTACTTCCTGATAAGAATGATGCTGGTAATTGTTCCATACCGGTTAGTGTTACACTATATCCGTACAAGTCACCTAATGCGGCTCCTGTTTGGATTGTTCCTGCCGTCACATCAGCTCCTAATTTTTCTCCAACTAACAATGCATCTCCGTTGTTTGTCCATATGACGACCTGCGGTCTAGCATATGCCATCAACTTTAATTGAGTTGTCATCTCATTCGTTAATTTCTTTAAGTTCAACGTTAATTCTTGTGAGAAGAAAGTTGTTCCGTTATCACGAGATGTATTTACTGTTTCAGTATATGCACTAGAACCTTTCAACTGGTAGAAATATACCGTTGAGCCCGAAGGTAAAGCCGTAACTTCACCACTTCCGTTTTTAGTGAAAGAGCCAGTTGTGTAGTTAATAAAATAAGCACCTTGAAGGCCACCTATTGATTCCTTACATACTTCCTGACGTCCTTGCGTTAATAAACAAGCCATATCTGTTATATTTTAATTGTTAGTAAATAAAGGGGTGAGTCTATCCCACCCCCATATTAGTTGTTATGCGTAAGCTCCGTAATATACGATGTCTTGTCCGATACCGAATACTGTTCCTCCTGTGTATCTCATTATGATACGATAATTTTGAGAACCATCAATATTAGCCATGTCCAAAACGCGAACTTCATTATAGTCTGATAATAAACCTGTACCAAAGTGTAAGTTAGATTTTTGTGCTGCTACGATTGAGTTAGATGCCATACCTGGACACAATACGATTTCGATACCTTGAAAGTTAAATGGTTTTTCACCAACGTTCATTTGAGTTTGGAAACCTGATTGGTTAGCATTTCCACCTAAAGCAGTTTGGTAAGCTCTTGCTACGTTTGAAGGAACGTAAATCAAAAGGTCTTCTTTACCAAATACCGCATTAGGGATTGTTTGATAAACTGAATTGATTTTGTCAATTACGTTTGCTGCAGTTATAGAACCAGAGATGATTATTGAACCACTCTTAGCTGCTAATACTGCAGTTGCTCCACCTGCTGCGATTGATGCAGAAAATGCTGGTAAGAATCCACCAAATTGTCCGTTAGTAGATGTAGAACCTGTCCAAATAGATTGTTCTGTTGCTTGTGCTACGATTCCACCTACATAAGAGATTAAGTAATCGTTGAAGTTCTTAGGGATTTCATCAAATGCTGAATATCCTAATTGTAATGCTTCCCAAGATGCTACGAATTGTTGCTTACACAATTGTAAATTGACTTGTAATTCCTTTGGAACTAATATTGCTTCTGTTAAAGCAACCGAACCAGAAGTAGTGAAATCACAAGATGCGTCTTGTACGATTCCATCAACTGCTACCTTTTGGATAACTTCTTTGTACTTCACATTAGGGTGAATTGTTACATATTTGTTATCCAAAGTTTTAGCAGATAATAATGCTGCTGCGATATACTGACCTGCAAACTCACCCGCGTAGGTTGTGGTGATTGTAGGTTCAGCAAACTTTTGTAATTTTTTCATTTTTTATTTGTTAAATGAGTTAATAATTGTTTATCTATATAATTTAGATAAGAATGTACCCTGTGAAGAGGCTGATTTCTTACCATAGTTATTCGGTTTGTGTAAGTGGTCTAATGACAACTTTGTTTCTAAAGGTGCTCCATCTAATTTTGGAAGTTCTTCTTCCTCATCATCTTCAGCTGCTAATTCAGTAGGGTCTAATGAACTTACTTCAGGTAATCCTTCTTCAGGATATGCTGATTCCATCTTTTGGATTAAACCTGCCATTACCTTTTCCATTTCATCTATTCTGTAAGCTAATGAAATTAATGGGTCACCACTAGCTTCTCCATCTTTAACCTCATTTGATTTTGGTTCTAAAGTTGTGTTAGGTAATCCTTCAGCAGTTTCAGTAGTTGCATCTGCCAT